TGACAGTTGAGAGGAAGCACAGGTTCACTTCCAGCTTTTCGGATTTTATCACGAGATATACGGCGGTCAGTTCAACGAACCTTCGAACACAGATTGCGGAGTATTATGCGCTGGATCCGGATGACGGACTGACCATGAATCTGGGTGTTAATCCTCTGCTACAGTTTGGCCTGGAAGAGACCAGACGGCAGCTCTGCACAAATATCTTGAATGATCTGGCTGTCGTGAATTATGTTCCGTTTGATTCGGATACAATCGGGAATCCGGCCTTGGATGTGGGAGATATCCTTTCCTTTACCGGCGGACAGGCGGATGCTACAAAGTATGCCTGCATTACATCAAACAGCATCAAGATCGGCGGCAGGCAGAGCATCAAGTGCGTAGGGAAGAATCCGAAGCTGTCACAGGCGAAGAGTAAGAATGATAAGAATATCTCCGGGCTCTTGGCTCAGATCGAGGCAGGAAAGATCGGGATCCATACCTTCACCAATGCTTCTGCATTTACGGTCAGGGATGTTGATACGAAGATCATTTCCATAGAGTTTGCCACGACGGAAGCGAACCATGCTCAGTTCTTTGGGCAGGTGATCGTGGATGTAACGGCTCAGCCGGTGACAAGATCTGTTACGGCATCCGGGGATGTGGTAATCCCGTCTGTCCCGGTTGATGATCTGCCGGTGGATCCGGATGATCCTGAAGAAGAACCGGTGGTGATCGGCAATACGGAAGAGCAGACCATAACGGTGTCGCTTCCTATGAACTGGCAGGAGGACGGTCATGCGGATGTAATCTTTTCCTTTGAGTTCAATAACCAGATGATCCCGGTGCATTATCCACAGGAGAACTGGCACTCAGGAAGGCATACGATTCTTCTGTATTATCCGATCGAGAATGTGGTGCCGAACTACACGAATATCTTCAATGTCTATATGCGCTGCGAAGGCGGCACGGTTGCGGTGGATACAGGGATGTGTATCGCTTCTATTTCTGGTCAGAGCATGGGCGCTTCTGCAGCATGGGATGGAAGGATCGATATTGAAGAGTATGTAGATCTGTTTAGAATCGGAAACGGTTCTCAGACTGACAGGCTGCAGGTGAAGACATTTACTGAGAGTGATGTCTGGGAGATCAAGGAGACCGTGAAGCGGTTCTATTCGGATGTGAAGTCAGGAAGAACAAGCGTGGGCGGATTTGCCATGCCGGTAGATGTGCCGGGAAGCAATAGTTAGGAGGCTTTTATGAAGAGATATACAGGAAATCTGGTCTTGGAACTGGAAGATGTGAATACTGGTGTTGTGGAGACGGTATCGGAGACCAACATGGTAACCAATGCCGTCAATGACATTCTTGGAGTAAATCCGATGGGTGTCATGTATAAAGCCGGCGGACAATATGATGATTCGCTGACTTGGAATGAAGAGCTGCTTCCGATCTGTCCCAACATGATCGGAGGCATCCTGCTTTTTCCGAGTTCCATTACGGAGCAGGCAGATAACCTTTATCTACCGTCAACGAATCTGCCGGTGGCTTATGCCAGTAATGATGTTAATGCCACGGCTAACACGAAGAGGGGCAGCATGAACCTGACAGAGAGTATGAAGATGTCGGATGGGTTCAAGTTTGTCTGGGAGTTTACGCCTTCGCAGGGGAATGGAACAATTGCGGCGGTTGGTTTGACATCAAAACATGGTGGGGCTAATGCTTACGGATCTGAAGTGGCGGTGGACAGCACTCTGCTTCAGATTAAGAAGGTCAGCCTGGATGATGGGGATGGCTTCATCAATGATCTGTTCCGCTGTGTGACGGTGGATTTTGAGAATGCGAAGCTATATGCGCTTTGCTATGCAAGCAACACTGTCACAATCAAAAGGTACAGGATTCCGGTATTCGATATCGGCCTGAATGAGAAGCTGGATGATTCTACGCTGACTTTGGAAGATACAACAGTTCTCCAGTGCAGCACCTTCCATTTCTACGGAAGCTATACGCCGTATGGAATCTTTATGGATGGCGGCGATGGGTACTGGTATGGATTTGCCAATCAGGGAAATTCCTCCGGCAGCGCAACGGTGCTCTGGATCAAGATCCGGAAGAGCGACTATACATTTACGGAAGGTCAGTGGACGCTTTCCAATGCAACGCTGATGACGATGGGAAGCTTCAAGGAGGGATCGAGTTATCCGTCCGGAAACAGAAGTGCTGTGGTAAGGAATGGATATCTGTATGTGCCGTCTTATGACAAGACCGGTGTTTACAAGATTAACATCTCCAACAGCACGGATGTGACTCTGATCAGCCTGGGATTCACATCAACCATGAAGTGTCTGGGCGAGACAGGAAGCTGTGATTGCTGCATGTCCATCATCAATGACATTATCGTGGCTTATGATTTTGAGATTGATGTGAATGATAACGTGATCGCAACATTTGCCGGGGAGAGATGCGGGAATGTTTCCACACCGTTCTTCCGGTATAAGGAATATGTCTTTGCCTGGGGCGGCGCTTATTTGAACCAGTACAGGTACACATGGATCCTGACTCCGTATCTGGCTACCATCTGCAATCTGAGTCAGGCGGTGGTGAAGAATGCGGATAAGACAATGAAGATCACTTATACACTGACGGAGCAGACGGTGTAAGGCTTCGGGCAACTGAATAACTGTTTTGAGGGGATGGCTTCGGCTGTCCCTTTTAGTTTGCAACGAAATGGAGGGATTTGCGATGAAAGAGTTTTGGAATGTGATTCAGGCGATCTTTGCGGCGGTAGGTGGTTGGCTTGGGTATTTCCTTGGAGGATGTGACGGCCTGCTTTATGCGCTTCTGGCTTTTGTGGTGCTGGACTACATCACAGGAATCATGTGTGCGGTGGCAGATAAGAAGCTGTCAAGTGCCGTGGGATTCAAAGGAATCTGCAGGAAGGTGCTGATTTTTGCACTGGTAGGTATCGGACATCTGCTTGATACACAGGTGATCGGGAGCGGGAGTGTGATGAGAACTGCAATCATTTTCTTCTATATCTCCAATGAAGGGTTGTCGCTGGTAGAGAACGCGGCATATCTGGGTCTGCCGATTCCTACGAAATTGCACAAGGTCTTAGAACAGCTCCATGACAGGGCTGAGAAGGAAGATGAGAAAAAGGATGGTGAGGAATAATGGCATTTACGAATAGTTCTATGGTGGCTTATACGAAGCTGAGTCCGAACCATTCCGGGCAGAGGACGATGGCTATTGACAGAATTACACCTCATTGTGTGGTTGGTCAGTGTACAGCGGAGGGGCTGGGAGACTGGTTTGCGAAGAGCAGCACACAGGCATCCAGCAATTACGGCATCGATAAGGATGGGCGTGTCGGGATGTACGTGGAAGAGAAGAACCGTTCCTGGTGTTCTTCCAGCAATGCCAATGACCAGAGGGCGATCACGATCGAGTGTGCTTCCGATACTACGGAGCCTTATGCTTTTCGGGATGTGGTGTATAAGAAGCTGATCGAGCTCTGCATCGATATCTGTAAGCGTAACAGAAAGAACAAGCTGATCTGGTTCGGGGACAAGGACAAGACTTTGAATTATGCTCCGAAAAGCGGGGAGATGATCCTGACGGTTCACAGGTGGTTTGCGAATAAGTCCTGTCCGGGTAATTGGATGTATGCGAGGATGGGTGATCTGGCTGAGAAGGTGACAAAGGCTCTGCAGGGGTCTTCTGATTCCAGTGGCGGTTCGACTGCAAAGGGGACTCGGGCTGCTGTCCTGAAGGATCTCTCTGAGGCGGATGCGATTAAGATGGTTGGCACACTGTTTACTGCGGATCAGAAGAAGAGCGGTATCCTGGCATCGGTATCGCTGGCTCAGTTCATTCTGGAATCCGGTTATGGGAAGAGTGAACTGGCTCAGAACGCTAATAACATCTTTGGGATGAAGTGCAGCCTGTCCGGGAATACCTGGAGCGGATCCAGCTGGGACGGCAAGAGCAAGTATACGAAGAAGACACAGGAACAGCACACGGACGGAAGCTATGAGACAATTACGGCTGACTTCCGGAAGTATCTCTGCATTGAGGATTCTATTGCTGACCATTCCGCTTATCTGCTTGGGGCAAAGAACGGCAGCAAGCTGAGATATGCAGGTTTGAAGGGATGCATGGATTGTAAGAAGGCTGTGCAAATCATAAAGGACGGCGGCTATGCGACAAGCCTGACCTATGTGGAGAAGCTGATCTCCATCATTGAGAGGTGGAACTTGACTCAGTATGATGCGAAGGACTCCGACGGTGAGGTGATCCGTTGGTATCGGGTGAGAAAGTCCTGGGCAGATGCCAAGAGTCAGAAGGGAGCCTATAAGATTCTGGACAATGCGAAGAAGTGTGCAGATCAGAATCCGGGATACAAGGTGTTCGATGCAGACGGCAAGGTTGTGTATGAGCCGAAGGCTGCCGAGCCTGCGGTGAAGGTGCCGTTTCTGGTAAAGGTCAGTATTTGTGATCTGAATATCAGGAAAGGACCGGGGACGGATTATGATAGGGTTCAGTTTATTCCGATCGGTGTGTACACGATCATGGAAGTGAGAGCAGGAAAGGGCTCTAAGGCTGGATGGGGAAGGCTGAAGAGCGGAATAGGATGGATCTCGTTGGATTTCGTCCGTAGGATTTAAGAATGACGGCTGGTGGAGATTGATTTCTCTGCTGGCCGTCTTTTTTTGCCTTTTTTCGGTTTTTACCGGAATTATCTCGTCCAAAGGCGCTTAGGAAGATAGAAGGGAGGTGCCTGAGGATGAGCACAGATATCAAAAAAGAACTGCCTTGGTGGCAGAAGTACACGCTAACGCTGAATGAGGCTTCGGAGTATTTCGGGATTGGGTACAAGAAGCTGAAGCTCTTTATTCAGGAGCATTCTGAAGAGGACTTTGTTCTCTGGAACGGCAACAGAGCGCTGATTAAGCGGGAGCAGTTCGAGAAATATATGGACAGTCAGATGAATGTGATCTGACCGGAAAATCTTTTTCAAATTTATGTGGTAAAAGAGCCGTGTCTGTGGTATGCTATTGATACATAGTCGGATACATGCTATGTAGTCTACTAAAATAGCATATATGAACATGGCTCTCCGAACAGAAAGGAGACGATGTTTAATGAGCGAAAAAAGACGCGATAGCAAAAATCGCATTCTTCGCACAGGAGAGAGCCAGGAAGCGGATGGTCGCTATAAGTTCAGATACATCGATGCCAACGGAAAACGCAAGTCCGTGTATAGTTGGAGATTGGTGGCAACGGATAGCATACCAGCCGGAAAAAGAGATAATGCGCCTTTGCGGGAACAGGAGAAGGTGATCAATCGAGACCTTGATGATGATATTGTTCCTG